GGTGCTGAGATCCTTCAACGAGGACGGTGGACAGACCACTGCAGAAATGGTGGCCAACATGAAAAGAATTTTTGGGCTGACCAATGGTGACGATGACAAGAATGATTCAAAATCCAACGAGAAACTAATACCCGCACCTGGACAAAGTGATATGGGCGAAGGTGGTGCACAATACGGTACTCGAGGGTTTAGAGATTTTGGGAAAGGCACACAGATGACGTTGCATGGATCAGAAATGGTATTACCCAAAAACAATGTTGGCGATTTGGCCAAGGAATTAGCCGTACTAGGGTCACCTGTCACAAAGACTACAGAGCAAAGCACAGTGACCAACAACTCGACCACAGCAATTGATATGACAACATTGAATTCAAACACCACGGAACTGATAGATTTGAACAAAAAGGTAGCTCAACACTTAAATACGCTTGTAATGATAGGTTCAATGACAGAAAAAAATACCAAAGACACTAAGAATAATCTTGCAAATATGTCAGGAAGTCTAGTATAATAAAGTATGGCTTGGAAAAAATATTTTAAAGACGCTAACCTTTCTCCAATTAGTGGAGAGAAGGTACCCAACTTCGCCAAGAGGAACTACAGTTCTTACTTGCCGGATGTTTACACAGGACACCCCAACAGGATACAGAGATACTTCCAGTATGACCAAATGGATTCGGACTCGGAGATCAACGCGGCACTGGACATCCTGGCAGAATTTTCAACACAGCAGAACACAGAGAACGAGACACCGTTCGACATCGTGTTCAAAGACGAGACCACAGATCACGAAGTTAAATTATTAAAAAAAGCATTGCAACAATGGACACATGCCAATCAGTTTAAGAAAAGAATTTTTAGAATATTCAGAAACGCACTCAAGTACGGGGATTGTTTCTTCGTAAGAGATCCGGAAACACAGAAATGGTTGTATATCGACAATGCAAAAGTTGACAGAATAGTTGTTAACGAATCAGAAGGTAAAAAACCCGAACAATATGTTATAAGAGATATTAATCCAAACCTACAAAGATTATCAGCAACGCAAATAACACCAAATCAAACTTTTGGTGGCTCAGGAACTACAGGTGGCGGTACTGCGGCATATGGACAAAACTATGCGGCCAGTGGTGGCGGAAGTAGTATGTCAGGATTTGCAGGAACAGGTGCAAGTGGTGGACGTTTCTACAAAACAATGAATGCGTATAACATAAATGCTGAACACGTTATTCATATGTCAATGTCAGATGGACTAGACAACCTATTCCCATTTGGACAGTCGGTATTAGAGCAGGTATTCAAAGTTTACAAACAGAAAGAATTATTGGAAGACGCAATCATAATCTACAGGGTTCAGAGAGCACCTGAGAGAAGAGTGTTCTACATAGACGTGGGTAACATGCCAACACACTTGGCCATGCAGTTCGTTGAGAGGGTCAAGAACGAGATCAACCAAAGAAGAATCCCAAGTGCGTCAGGTGGGGCAAATTACATCGATGCAACATACAACCCAATGTCAATTAATGAAGATTATTTCTTCCCACAGACAGCGGAGGGTAGAGGATCTAAGGTAGACACACTACCGGGTGGTACTAACCTGGGTGAGATCGATGACTTGAGATTCTTCACTAACAAACTGTTCAGGGGACTGAGGATTCCAAGTTCTTATCTTCCAACAGGTGCAGAGGACGGTGGACAACAGTACAATGACGGTAGGGTAGGAACAGCATACATCCAAGAATTGAGATTCAACAAGTATTGTGCGAGACTACAATCAATGTTGGCAGAAACTTTTGACAGTGAATTCAAGTTGTGGATAAAATCCAAAGGCTACAACATAGACAACAGCATGTTTGGACTAAAATTAAATCCACCACAGAACTTCGCGGCGTACAGGCAGACAGAGATGGATCAAAGTAGGGTCAACACATTCACAGCAGTGGCAGACTTACCGTACATGAGTAAAAGATTCGCACTGAAGAGATACCTAGGATTGAGCGAAGAGGAAATGGCAAGGAACGCCGAACTATGGGCAGAAGAGAACAACGTGCCACAGAAGAAACAGAGCAAAGCAAACGAACTTAGGGGCGGTGGCGTGACACAGTCAGGTATATCAAGTGACCTAGACCAATTCGAGGAACCAACTGCGGACGCAGAAGCACCAGAACCAGGATCACCACAGCCGGGCGGACCAGGACAGACCCCAGGCGGCCAGACACCGGGCGGAACCGGTGGCGGTGGACAGGTATAAGGATTAAATACGTTTATGAAACTGAATGAATTCTTCACATATGGCGAAAATGGCTTCGATCAGGACAAGACCTACGAACCCGAACATGACATTTCAATACTAGATGCCGAAGACACCAGGAAAACAAGACTGACACTCAAGCAAATCAATTCCATGAGGCAGGCCTCGGAAGCACACGACGAACAACAAAAAATAGAAGCAGTGTTCACACAGAAGATGTACGGACAGACTGCAGGAACAGACGATCTAGCACTGTAACATGGCGGAAGTAGCTTTCGTACTAGGCAACGGTCAGTCACGTAAGGGCATCGACCTCAATGATCTCAAGGAAAAAGGCACAGTTTTCGCCTGCAATGCAGTGTACAGGACACACCAACCACACTGGCTAGTGGCGGTGGACCCCAAGATGATGATGGAGATAGCGGAGACGGATTATGTCGTACATAATAAAGTGTACTCCAACTACAACAATCAATACGAGAAACATCAGAAATTGCTAGACCATGTGACGTGGAGCAAACCCAGCCTGGGTTGGTCAAGCGGACCGACCGCACTGAAGCTGGCCTGTGAGCAGGGACACAAGGAGATCTACATACTGGGTTTCGACTACCAGGGACTGGTCGTGGATGCCAAGAAGAACAGATTTCATCTCAACAACTTGTACGGAGACACACGCAACTACAAGAAGAACAACGATGAGGCCACTTTCTACGGCAACTGGATGAACCAGACCAAACGTTGCCTGGAAGACTACAAGGATGTTCGATTCCACCGTGTGATACCAAAAGGCTGGTTCCAACCCAAAGACCTAGAATGGAAAGACAACATGGATCATCCCACCACAGAAGAATTCCTAGCAAAATTTAACCTGCAGATCAAGATCTAGCCAAAATACGCCTTTTTCACACCAATTACAGCACCGTTTCTACACCTTTACAGTAAATACAAACACTTATAAGTACAAATCGACTATACAAAGGAGCACGTGTAAACATGTCAAACAATAAATTTGAGAGTTTATTAGAATTACTGATAAACGAAGAAAACGATAAAGCAGAGGCTTTATTCCACGAGATCGTAGTAGAAAAATCAAGAGACATCTACGAGAATCTAGCAGACGAGTCTACAGAAGACAAAGTAGAAGAGACTGCAGAAGAATCAAAAGAAGATGCTAAAGTTGATGAAACCACTGAAGAGTCTAAGGACGATACAGTTGAAGAAGCATCAGATGAAGCTAAAGACGAGCAAGTAGACGAAGTTGTCGAAATCGAAGACGAAGCAACAGAATCTGAAACTACTGAAGAAGAATCAATTGAAGAAGTAGGCGGAGACGCAACTGACGAATTGATCAAAGACATCTCGGCAGACGAAGATGGCGAAATGGATGCAGACAAAGGCGAAGAAATGCCAGCAGACATGGAACCAGAAGCAGACGCAGAAGGCGATGTTGAAGACAGAGTAGTTGACTTGGAAGACGCTTTAGATGAACTAAAAGCAGAATTCGAAGCAATGATGGGCAAAAAAGACGGTGAAGAAGACAAAGAAGAATCTTTAGCACCTGAAGTTGCACCAGAGTTAACTCCAGAAGTTGAAATGGAAAGCAAAGAAGCAAAAGAAACTGTGAAAGAGTACAAAAATCCAGTTAAAGCGGACACTGCCGACCATGCAGACAACAAAGCATCACCAGTTAAAGACGCAGGTAGCAAAATGCCAAAAGGTGGCGACAATATTGCTAAAGGCGGAGCAGACGAAAAAGGAAGACCGGCTCCAACTGCACAGAAAATGGCGGGTGACTTTGAAAACACAGGTGGAAAAGCAAAATCTACTTCATTCAAAAAGAATGAAAAGGCGGACACTGCTGACCACTCTGATAAATCTGCAAAATCACCAGTTGCTTCTAAGTAATTGTTGAGTTAACGGAGAACATCGGATGAGTTCACTATACCTAAGAGAGAATCTAACTTTTGATCAGGCCAGAGTGCAGATCTTACACGAGGGAAAAGACGGTAAGGATTTGTACATGAAGGGTATCTGCATTCAAGGTGGGATCAAGAACGCTAATCAGAGAGTTTACCCAGTGTCAGAAATCGCAAAAGCGACCAAGACACTAAACGATCAGATCAGTTCAGGATACTCTGTGTTAGGTGAAGTTGATCATCCAGATGATTTAAAGATTAATTTGGACCGTGTGTCTCACATGATCACAGAAATGTGGATGGACGGACCAAATGGATACGGTAAGATGAAAATCCTACCAACACCGATGGGCAAACTTGTCGAAACTATGTTGCAATCGGGTGTGAAACTAGGCGTTTCAAGTAGAGGTTCTGGAAACATGAACGAATACGGAAGCGGCGAAGTTTCAGACTTCGAGATCATCACAGTCGATGTTGTCGCCCAACCTTCGGCACCGGGTGCTTATCCCACGCCAATTTACGAACACCTATTGAATACCAAGGGTGGTAATATGGCAAAGGGTTTGGCGGCTGAAGTTAGAAATGATCCAAAAGCACAAAAGTTCCTGAAAGAGGCACTAACAAACATAATAAAGGACCTGAAATAACATGATAGACGCAATATCAAAACTAGTAGAATCAGGAGCAATCTCAGAAGATGTTCAAAAAGGCATCCAAGAGGCTTGGGATTCGAAAATTAAAGAAAACAAAGAAGTTGTAGGCGCTGAGTTAAGAGAAGAATTCGCAAAAAGATACGAGCATGACAAGTCAAACATGATCGAAGCGATCGACTCTATGATGAACGAGAAGTTATCTGAAGAGATCACAAAGTTCGTTGAAGACAGAAAAGCACTTGCACAAGAAAAAATCGCTTACAAAGAAAACGTAGGCAAACATTCTGCTAAATTAGAATCATTTATGCTTTCTAAACTGTCAGAAGAGTTAAAAGAACTACACGGCGACCGAAAAGGTGTCCACGAAAACTTCAAGAAGATGGAAGAATTCGTAGTTGGTGCTCTTGCAAAAGAAATTAAAGAGTTCCATGAAGACAAAAAAGGCGTTGTGGAAACGAAAGTTAAACTAGTAGCCGAAGCCAAAAAACAAATGGCCAAGATGAAAGAGGCTTTCATAACAAGATCTGCTAAAGTTGTAGAGTCTGCTGTTAACAAAAAACTTGCTGAAGAGTTAAAATCTCTTAAGGAAGACATTACAGCGGCGAGAACTGTCAACTTTGGCAAGAAAATATTCGAAGCGTTTGCGAGCGAGTACCAGAATTCTTACTTAAATGAGAAATCTGAGACTAGCAAGTTGATGAAAGTTGTTGACGAAACAACTCTAAAACTAGCAGATGCGGAGAAAGTCATCGAAGAAAAGAAAGCGGTGATTGAGTCGAAGAACGCTGAGTCCAAAAGACAAGCAGACTTGATGGAACGTAAGGAAAAGATGGCTGAGATGCTCAAACCATTGGGCAAAGAAAAGAGTGAAGTAATGAGTCAACTGTTAGAATCAGTTCAAACAGCGAAACTTCAAGGTTCATTCGACAAGTATCTACCACACGTGATGGCTGACAAAGCAGTTGCAGGAACTACGAAAGTACTTTCTGAGAGCGGCGGAGACAGAGCACAAAGGGAAGATGCTGACTTAACAAATATCCGTAAATTAGCGGGTATATAACAACTAAACTAAAGGAAGATTACAAATGTCAGATATATTTGAATCAAAATGGGGCGAAACTAAAGCCGCTCTTACAGAAGGTTTAGCTGGTAACAAAAAGAAGACTATGGACGTTATCTTAGAGAACACAAAAAGATATTTGTCAGAGCAGTCTACTGCTGGTGCAACAAGTGCCGGTAACGTTGCTACGTTAAACAGAGTGATCCTACCAGTAATCAGAAGGGTAATGCCTACTGTTATTGCGAACGAGATCGTTGGTGTACAACCAATGA